CATACCGTCTCCTTATTAACTAACTCTGAATGGGTTTGATTGCATCATGTCTGGTAACTCAAAGGCTGGGATCACAAGGCTCTTAGCCAATGCTGCATATGCATCTGCACAGGCGTCCGCCATATCGTCATGTCCCTTCCTTCCGCCATCAAATGACTCAAGTTCATCAAACAGCACTTCATTCTTACCATATACTTTATTCTCTGTATCCGTGACACAGTTTCGAATAATCCTCACCGCACCGGCGTGTGCTGCTGACGCGAAAGGAGCGAAACGAAGTATCTTAGACTTGCCTGCAATGGGCATAAAGCGCGAGTAGAATCCACTCTCCGAGAGTTTACGCATGATGCTCGAACACCATGCACCGCCAGCCGCTCCTGCGTCCTTTGGCACAATCACTGTTACGCTTGGGCCATCCCTCTGCGCTGTCTCCAAGATCCACTCTTCAATGTCACCGTGTCTACCGCGACGACGTTCAACTTCTTCGATTGTGAAGATGCCGTGTTTGTCTCTGGACATTAGGACAGATGCTGAATAGTCTGGATCATAGTTGGCTTCACTCTTGAGTGTGCCTGCCAAGTCATAGGCTCTGACCCGTGTAACACCGTTCTGCGGAGGGATATCAGTCTCTCCGACCCAACCCCTTTGGAATAGCGTCGAGGCTTCTTCTCGGCTATACCAACAACCATCCAACAGCCTCTCTTTTTCTACGCGAGGCATTGCCTGTAGCTTGAATAGATAGGAAGGATCACGCTCAAGCAATACAGGGTTGTCTAAGCATGTTGCTGGAAAGAATGTGAAACTCATTGGTCCACAGGACTTGCCATACCGTTCAAGTAACTCTTCTCTGGTCTTTGCCCAGATCATGTCGTTGCCTAGACGGATGAACCAAGTTTTAACTCCATCCATCTCAGGACGAGGGAATCCCTTGTCATCTAGATAGCCTGCATCTTCTAACCACACTCTCAAGTAAGAGTCGTAATCAGGGTTTGCAGTCATAATCATACGCGGTCGCATTGGAGCTTCAGTACGCATACGAGAGATGAAATAGACAACTTGGCTTTCTTCGAACTGCTGTGCTTCGTCTACGAGGAATACACTGACCTGCCATCCTTGGAAGTTGTACTTATCCTTCTCTTGCTCACAACCTTTACAAACAATCGTGGCTTTGTTCGGAAAGACAAACTTACTGTCTTTCACCTTCCACTGTGCTTCAAAGTTCTGATAAATATCTTGTCCAGTTTCAGCCGGGCCACCTGGACCGCTCACCTGAACCATTGTTCTTCGCAGGATCACCCCACGGAACATATTCATATCTTGGCGAGTTACCCATGTTAGGAAACTCATTACACCGAGGTAGCTCTTTCCGCTGTTACCAGATACATAGACCTTGTTGTTCCTGCGAACTAATAGGTAGGTGCTAGGTACAGAGAAGCAGTATTTGAACCCATCAACCGATGGAACAGTCTCAATGACTGCCTTACCGTCTTTATTGGCAAAGCTCCTGAACCCGCCACCTGTCGATGTTCCGTTTACAGTGAAAGAACCATCTCTACCGTCTACAGTATATGATGTGTTAAGACCAGATGCCGCAAAGACGAATTGGATGAAGTCTGCATTGCACTTGTGCTTTGTGAAGTAACGGACCGTAGTTGATGAGTTGTTCTTAATTGCCCCTAGAATAAACCGCAGTTGCTCACCACTACACCGCCACCAACCACTAGGGAACTGTCTGTCTACGGCGACATACTCTTTAATCTCACCTTCTGTCAGATCAATACCCTGACCATTGTATGAGAATGTTGTTTTGATGTTACCTGTCCAACCCTTTGTGACTGAAGCTGTATGACGTTCAAGTACTTCATTCCAACTCAACACTCGCGGAGATTTTGAATCTTTTGTTGCCCAATAAGCAACTCTGTGCTCAGGGCTAAGGCACATATCCAAACCCCTCGCACTAAGACGTTTAAACTCTGTGCATGGAAGCTTGATATACTCTGTCGGTTTGACGAAGGATACAGAATCAGTGCCAGGATCATACTGAGCTACAGACTCCCCTGAGTAATCAGAGAAGCGAACCCAGCCCGACTCCGACAGAAACTCTGTATCAGCATCAAAGCAGCCTGCTGCGCCGCCAAATAGAACAATATCCGCCCCATCTTCACTGGCTACTTCGTTTAGAAATGCTTCCTGCTTTGGGCTTGATGGGGCGAATGTCCTGCTCATATTAACTCCTTATCGCGATTCTGGTGGTAGGTGTCTCCGCTGCCGCTCGTTGATGTATGCTTCTTCGCAGTGGTTGGTATCAAAGAACAGTAGCGTATCAATCGCATTGTGAGCGAGAGTCCACGTCTTTGTCCTTCCACTCATACGGAAGGCACGGCTGGATAATGTCTCATCTGGCCAGCCGCCGAGCAGTACGTTACACAGTTGATCTACTGCCAGACATAGGAAGTAGATCCGTTGTTTTATTGGATTCATGTTATTCAACCCTGCGTAGAGAAGCTGCACGAGCACGAACTGTCATAGTCGGCGATACACTTCCGTTGCAGTAAGCTGCAAGGCGATACCGAACGTCTGTACATCCTGCCGGAACAACTACACGCGGAGTACGAAGGATTCCACCAAATGCAATGTTAGGAATAATACTGTTAGCTACACTGTATCGATCTGCATCCCATAGTGTGATAGTCCCTTCTGCGTTCGTAAACACAATTCCTAGCTGCACAGACATGACGTTAGTAGAGCCAGCATCAACTGCATACTCAATCAACCCTTCGACTGTTGTTCCAGCAACCACCTTTGTATGCAGGCTAATTTGGCGCATAAGGTCAACTGCACCTTCGGATGTGGTTGGGCCGCCACCAAGAACGCACTGTTGCCATACACGGCCAGCAGCATCTGTAACCTTCGAGTAGGCGCGTGTACAGGCTGTGTTTGCCCCCGAGTTAGTGCCTCCCCATGATGCAGACAGATCGCCACTCCCACCTGTTCCGAGAGTTCCGCCTGTACCATCGAACATCGGATTAAGGAGAACGTTGCCGTAAGGATTGTCTGTACTCCACTGATCCGCATTACTTGTAGCCAGTAGGGAAGGTTCTGGAACGATACGATTTAGTGCTTGCTCCGCTTGAGCCAGACCATCGTAATATGCGCCAAGCGGCAGATAGTGCAGACCATCGTGTGTGTAACCTAGCTTAATATCTCCTGTGGCACTGATAGGGTTTGCAAGGTATACCCATGTATCCACTGGATACACATTTGGAATTCCCCGGTTACTTAATACCCACTCACGCACTCGAAGATGGTACGCAAGCTGAGCGCCTGTTAGGCGGTTACTTGTATAAGTGCTGTCACCGCGAGGTGCAGGCGTCTTCAGTACAACTACCTTCCCTGCGGCCAAGAGTTGGTCACGAATGCTTGTAAGGTTGGCAATTGTTTGATCTGCTGTCATTGCTGCTAGTCCTCGGTCATTAGTACCGAAGCCAACAACAACCGTCCCAGCATCACTTGCTAGAACATCTGCAATCCGTGCCAATCCTTGTGCTGACGTGTCGCCAGGAACTCCGAAGTTGTCTGTAAGACGATAGCGGAAGCGACCGCGTGAAAGCTGCAACGCCCACGTCATAGCACCGTAGTTCTCTGTTCCGTTGGCTAGAATGCTATTGTTGTTTGTAATGCTGTCACCGAATCCGGCAATCATGTCGTTAACTGGGCCTGTCCGTGTAGCTGGAAGTTTTAGTAGTAGCCTTCCTGAAGCATCTGTAGGATAAAAACCACTAGGGACATGACCGGCGATTGTTTCATCGCCATCACCTCTAACTACGATAAGCTCTCCCGCACTATTCACTGCAAAACGATTAGACCAACTCATGTGTCTTCCTTATTATCTAGAGATTTCAATCTTGTCAAAGATTGCAGCACTTCCTTCCCCATTGACGTATGCTGGGTTAGGATCTTCTTGGTTGTATAGTCCGATCTTGAAATAGAGCAGCTTGCCTTCCCACGAAGTATCCCACTCAAGAATGTGGGAAGTGCCAAGGACACCATTGAGTGCGGCATTAACAGAGACAATGCCGTCTTCCGTTGTATGCACCGAATATGTGATCCTATCGCCAAGCTTGGCTCCAGTAAGAAGCGTATAGCTAACATCATCAGCCATATCGTATGTCTTACGGAACTTAACTTTGAGTGTCCCGTTATCCCATACGATCTTGAGTGGCGGATGATCGTTGTTCTTGACATGGATTTGCCCAACACAGACCTTACCGTTAGGTGTGACTTGTGTAAGGACGAATGCACCACGCAGGAACTGGTCGAACTCCTTGTAGCCCCAATTCATAAGCGTCTGGGTGGAAGGAATCACTTCCCTGAACTCTGTGCGAGTGCGCGATGAGTTGGCAGTTGATGCTCCGTTAGTTGGAGCAAAGATGGCAACTTTACCGTCAGTGCGGATATAGAAATACTGCGCTGGGCACCCTGTGAATGGATACCAACGTGTGACTGCATCTCCATCAGATGCAATTTCGGGGGTAGTCAGATTGCACTTCTGTAGCTCGATAGCCATTGTAGAATACCTTTGCAGAGGAAATGCCCTCTGCCTCTACTCGACAGCTAGAGGACAGTTTGTGTGGTATCCCGACTGAGATTCGAACTCAGACTGTAGAGTGTTTAAGACTCTTACCTCTACCTGTCTGGGCTATCGGGACACTGTATTTGGTGGGTGCGGTTGGACTCGAACCAACGATGTATCACTGTCACGGGGTTACAGCCCGCTTCCTTCGCCGCTTGGAACACACACCCAAATTGGTCGGAGTGGCAGGCCACGATCCTGCAACCTCTCGCTTCCAAAGCGAGCCATCTGCCAATTGATATTACACTCCGAATAAACAACACCGAGAGGGGAGTGGCATTGCACCACAACGAATCTCTCGGCCTTGATTGGCTGGCAATCTGCGATTCGAACGCAGCAACTGCGGATTAACAGTCCGCGACCCCCACCTAGGGAGACTATTGCCAATAAGTCTTGTCGCCCATTGTTACGTCCGGGCCTAGCAGACGTTTGCATTTGGTTGCGAGTGTAGGTAACGCTCCTACCTGCATCTGGTTATGAGCCAGAGGGCATCACTTGACAGCCGAACTCGCAAATTTGGTGTGGTCTGAGAGAATTGAACTCTCACTGCCAGAGTCACATTCTGACGTGCTCACCGATTACACTAAAACCACCATCACACTATTAATTTGGTGGGGCCGAGTGGTAACGATCCACTTCCTCTTGCTTTTCAGGCAAGCGCTTCTACCTAGTTTAGCTTCAACCCCAAAATTGGCAGCGAATAACTGAATCGAACAGTCGCC